ATAACATCTTCTGTATGATTTTGCCAATTCTTGTTGTATGTTGCGCTTAATTCGCAATCCTTTGACGCTGTTTCAATCAGACTTTTGCCGAGTAAACCAGATGCGCCGGTTATTAAGATTTTCATATTGCTTTCCCGTCAAAAAATGTTTGTTGAGAATACAAAATTTTATCGCTTGGTTCAGTCCAAAACTCATTCACATTTTCATTAACAGAACCGGGCTTTATTTTGTAACCAATGCCCTCATCGTTTTTAACGAATTCAGCTATCCAGCAATAAGCGCCAAACTCTTGATGGCAATTTCTGCAAAGCAATATACACTTCTCCATTTCGTGGACAATATCATTATGAATACCAGAGTTTATTATCTGGGCAACTGTACTCTCTTTATTTTCAGGATTTACATGATGAAATTCTAATGCTGCTTGAGTTTTATCATAACCACACTTAGCACATTTTCCGCCTGCAAGATGTTTGTAATAAGACTTTAACTCTCTGTTATATTGTCTTGCCTTACCTTTAACATAATTATTTCCTTTCCTGTTTTTACTATGGCAAGATTTACACCACCAATAATATCCAAACTCGGCTGATTTGGACTTGGAGAAACTCTCAAGTTCTAAATATTGCTTGCATTTAGAACACCAATGAAATCCTATAAGCAACTTGCCTTTCCGTTCATTGTATTCTGCTTGAGATAATTTGCTTGGCATACACACCTTTCTAATACTTGCTCAAATCCGTTTCAAACAAGTCATCTTTTGTCAATTTGTTATGGTGATAATATCTATACTCTGGCCCAAGCACATATCTATATTGCCCAGTAACCCGACAATGCAATTCCATTCTGCCCTCTAACATTGCCCAATATTCAGGCATTGGACCGCCTGGGATATTCACATTGCCATCCCATCCCGGTTGATTAAAATCAGCGTTGCGAAACTCATCAACACGCGCCAAAAACATTTGCTGAGACATTCTTTGTGTCACCCGTTGCGGCTCACCATCATTAGGCGAAACTATAAATATCTCTGGATGACTTTCCAAGTACTTAATACCTATATCTACCCATGACTTTCCTTTAGGTTGTCTCACTATCCAACAATCATTATCAGCAAAGACAATGTAGTCTGCCTCGGATTGCTTAACAGCCGCCAAATGATTAACAACGTGATTTTTCCAAGTGTGCGCTGCATCTGTTTGGCTCACATATTGTGATCTGTCCAAATCAATTCCAAATCTTGTTAAGATTGCATCAATTCCGTATTCGCCATTTTCGATAACCGGAACAGATGTATTGACTTTGCAGCATTTTGTTATTTCGGAAGTGCAGAAATCATTTGACATATAATTACCAGTGCGGACACCTTGATAAATTATTATCATAGTGCCAAAAAGAAAATTGTTTGATTTTATTTGTCTAATAATTTGCCCAGGCGCGTGCAATCTGTGCGCGTCTCCTTTGTAGCAGAATGTGGCGAAATCAACTTTCATGACCTAACTCCTTTTTAAGGACCATTATACTTTCGGTTGATGTTTCACCATCACTTTCAAGCCTTGCAACAAGGTCATTACTTATTTGGATGTTTGCTTTCACCTCTTCTTTGCCATTTTCAGAAATCTTAAGAGGATTTGCGCCAGAACAAAAACTATCGTCAAATTTTCCGTATACTATTGCATAAACATCAAAACAACCCTCAATTTCAAAATCAGATATTAGCATCAATCTATTTCTGCCTTCTCTAATGGATTTGTGATACGCGAAATAATCAATACAAGGCGTCTTCTTTATTTCTCCTAAGAACATCATTAAAACAACACTCCCCCTTCGCTAAGTCTATAATCCATTCAGGATCGCCTACATAAATATCGGTTTGAAACATGTTATTTCCAAGTGGAATCTCTTTAATGAAATCATCTGAAATAATAGGTATTTTATATTCATTATTGTTATGTTTTACCAACAAAAAATCATTTAATTCAAGAACCTTAACCAACTTTTCAGACATCCATATTTTAATACCATCAGTGCCAAGCCCATTTCTGACACCATAGCCTATTACCTGCTCACAAAACCCTTTGATTAAATCTAATCCAGTCAATTCCTTATATTTTCGGCTCATATTTCACCATCCCAACAAGTGGCCTAAGAATATCAGGAATGTTAAATGGCGTATTAGTTTTAGTCCACACATCACTAGCACAAATAATCTTTTGCGCCTCATCTCTATTATATTCGCTCTTATGCAAAGCGTGTAATGGCACAAAAATATATTGTGGATTATCATCTCTCAATTTTGCTTGTTGCCTTACTCGACTAAACCAGTTGTCACGGAAACAATTAGTTATGTCCCATAGATACCCGTTTCTTTCTGTTACAAGAAACGATTTCTCTGCTTGATCTGTCGTATGACCTGATTTCCTTACTCCGCTTAGACGTGGAAAAACCCTATGTACAGGCTCAGGATACCAGCGACATCGCTGAAAGTTTTGTTCTAGCTGAAGTCTCATTACAGATAAATAACAGTCATCAGGATTGGACACATTAACGTGGCTCATAATCTTTTTAATCAAACTGTCATCATACACTTCATCAGCTTCGAAGTGTATAATTACATCACCTTCGCACTCAATATATTTATTGTGAGCCTGGCGCAATGTCTCACCGGCTTCATTCCCCCATTCGCCATCAATGATTTTTAGTGGCACTCCGCGATTGCGCCCATATGCATCATAGACGGATTTCTTAGCCAACTTTTCTAACAATTCTCTTGTGCCATCCGTTGAGGCGCAATCAACTATAACAACTTCCCAAACATACGGTTGCACCGCTCTAATTGCCTCAACGATTGGATAACCTGACTGGATTGCATTGTGTATAAAAGTAAAACCACTAGTTTTTGTCGTCATTGCTTCATTTTCTCCACTATACTAGAAAATGTTAAAGATGCTTCAATCATTATGACAAATACAACTATGTAAGCCATCCAAGCCCTGTCAGGCAATATCATTTTATTATTTATAGCAAGCTGAATCACAATAACCACTGATAACATCACAATAACCAATCGAAAAAAGTAAAAAAGTTTAATTATCCCATAACCCCCATAACCTTTGCCCAGACTTTGCCCAAACTGCCAAAAATTTGCCGTCTCTTAGACTTTTCCTTTATTCCATGTATTCTCCCGTGACAAGGCGCACAGACCGCCAGGAGGTCGCCTAACGGCTCATTAAAGATGCGCTTATAGGTCAAATGATGCACTTGCGTAGCGTATCTAAATCTACACTTTTTACACCTCACTCTTTTGCCATCTTTGAAAAGCACTTTTCGCCGCTTGGCTTGCCATTTGTCACTGTTTAGATACCTTTGATACTCTGGACTTATCGCCATTATTCTATCCTATTGCCACAATCTCTTTAGCATATTTACAATTAGGACAAATTAATTTGCCACCGCTCAACCATTCTTTTTGGACGCCTGCGTACATACACTTTGAGCATAAGCAAGGCTGATTTTCAACTGTTTTTCTAAACAGTTTTCTGGAAATGTGATCACTCCACATTATTAAAACAGTTGATATTTCTCTTGCACAATCATCGCAGAGATGCCTTAAAGAAACAATGCCATCTTTGCTTTGCACAAACAAAGTGATTTTTTCGCCAAAATCATTTACATTCTTGTTGCCGCAAAAATTACATTTGTCTATCGCCATCCTGCCCCCGCACTTTCGTCAATAGCTTTTTTCACCATTTTGCCAAACTGAAATTGCTTGCATAATCTTTCGCGCAACTCCAAGCCTCTGTCTTGCCAAATCTTGTAATCATCCGCCAGCGCAGACTTAAGCCCCCTCACAAGGTCATGATAAGGCAATTGGTGTGCGCCTTTGTAAAGTGAACCATTGGCTAAATTTTCTGTAATCACCGGCAATCCATAAGCTGCAAAAAGCGCTATCCGCAACGGTTCACAGAATGGAAAATTGTCTTGGTGTACGTTAAGCGCAAAACGAGATTGTTTTAATATTTCATCCCGTTCAGGAGGCCAACAATTAGGGCCTACATTGCTAAACTCTTTGTAAATATGCGCCCTACGCGGAATAACCACGCTCATATGAGCAAAGTCATACTTTTTTTCTTTGCCAATCTCGCCCAGACCGTAGTCACTTCCCAGCGGCACATAGCGCAACATTATTTCATCGGCCAAAACCGGATCACTCACCCAAACCTCATCACAAAAGCGATTATCAATCCAAAATTTAGACCGTTTAGCGTATTCTGGCACTGAGCCACTGCTACTTGGACGCTCTAAATTCCAGACTATTAGATGAGACATTCGTGGTAATCCACTTTGTTTTTGTTGCAATAACTGGCCGCCCGTTATCTCGCCAGTTTCTTCCCAATGAGCCAGATTGCCAACCATATGCTCTTGATAATCCCCGTTCATCGGTGCGGTAATAATAATCTGCTCTCTGGTTATGTCTATCTCGCTAACCGAGATAACAGGAAAACGAGAAAGTTCAACAAGCCGCCAAAAGTCCATATAACTGTCATAATGATGAACCGGGCGAGCGAAGACTATTTCAGCCAACTTTCCCCCCAAAATAACCCTCTATGGGCTTTTTTGCGAAAACTTCTTTGAATTCTTCAAGCTCAGATTTTGCCGGGCGCTTAAAATAGGCTGTGTCATTGTCAACCGACACAAGTTCCCAGCCCTCATTGCCCATTATTAACAGGACTTCTTCCTTTCGTAAGCGACAAAATCCATTGATGTTTTCTACTTTATATTCCCACTTCATTCTATTTTATCCATTCCCCAAAAGGGATGTTCTGCCATAAAAACAGGCAACTTGAGTTTATCAAACATTCGCGGCGCCCAAAATGGTTCACCTTGCTCATTGCGCCCGTTAGTTGGATGGCAATTGTCAGGAGGAGGCCACCGTGACCATTTATCGTTAAACCAGTTCGGCCTAAGCTCATTTTTATGGCCGTGTATCTCCCACTTGTAACGCATAACCTTATTGGTAACTGCATAGCCGAAGTGAAAAACGCGGCCATATTCTGTCGATAGATACTGAGTGCCATTATCAAAAGCCAATTTAATAATTCTAACCGGCCATCCATTGTCATGACACACCCAATTAAACGAACGCCAGAAATGAACCATATTCACAAGATAATTTCTATTCAGCCCGTCCGTTGCTACTTTATTCAAAAAATAATTTAATGTTTTTTGCGGCCAAACTTCATCACAATCTACAACCAAAACTAATTCAGCGCCGGCATCAGCAACAGTTTCTAATGCCATATCTCGCTGCGGTCCTTCGTGCATCACGCCAATCATATCGTACCAATTAATCTTGTTGTCTGGATCATAGGCATAAGCCGCCGCTTGTAATTCTTCTCTTGTTTCAATCGGAGGAATGTTTGTGCTATGACCATGTGAGGGTGTGGGAGTGTAAAAAATATGACAACGGTCTACACTATGATAGACTGACCTTAAAGCGTAGGATAGATAATCTTTGCCGTAATGCAGAATGGTAAGTGAATGTACTTTCATAAAAGCGCTCTCCTTTAGTAACATTTTAGTCTTTTTTAACAATTCTGTCAACAAATCGCCTGTTTAAGCCAAAATGTCCAGATAATTACTATAGGATATTATATAGTAATTATCTGGACATATAGATGATAATCTATGCAAAAGTCAACCTTAAATATTTCATTTTACCCCTTGACAACCTTGTTGTAATATGGTAAGATTGTATTCAAGATTAACTGATTATAACTTTTTAGGAGAAATTAAAATGGCTAACTGGAATTGGGCAATAGAAATGTTCAAATATTCTGACTGGTACGAAGATTTCAAAGTAGCAGACAAATGGCACAAAGACGGATATTACTACTTTATGGATTGGCAAAGCAATATTATCACTGTTACGCCAAGTGGTGATGTTATAATAGGATACGAAAAACCATAACTAAAATTTATATAAAGATTAAGGATTTTTTGAGACACTAAAGGAGAAAGAAAATGACAAAGGTAAGAGCGCAGAAGGGCGGAGAGCAAGGAGTAAACGGGGAATGGTACGAAGGCGGTCAATATCTACCAAGTAGTAAGAATACAATCAAAGGAGAGCAAGGTAAAGGTCAACAAAAAGACAAAACTCCTAAGCCCAGAAAACAAGAGATTGCCCCTTACAAATGGGAAGTATCAGATAAAACTTCGATTTGGAGACTATGTGGTACGGGATATTATACACAATTTACCCAGACCGGTTATAGCAAAGAAACAGGATCTCAGGGGTATATTGAAATTTTCCCCTCGCCCGTCTGGGAGAAGTTACCAAATGAAGAAAAAGAAAAAATAGAAGCTATGGTAAAAGCCTGGAATGATGGGCAAAGATGGGTATAGGCAGAAACCAAAAAGCCCCCTCCAAACTCCCCAGCCGGAGGGGGCCTTAACCCTAACTACCAAGAAGGAAAAAGGAAAATGAAATACATAAATCTGATAGCAGAAAAATTATTCCAAAGAGGTTTCAGCACGCACGCAATAACGGAGTTAAATTTAATAACCGTACTTAACTCCTCAGAGGTCGAAGTTGGCGCAAACTTAAATGAAATGTTTGATCTGGATGATCTTTTTGATCACATGGATTTCACACTTAGACCAACATCCGACAAAAATGTTAATGTTTTTTTAACCGAAAATTAAACTTTAGGAGACAAAATGAACAACTATAAAATCGAAGTTTTAGACGAAAACGGTAAATTTACACCACTCAGGGCCAATCTTAGCCTGGAAGACGCTCATTACTGGTGGAAACGTTTGTGGGACATGAAGATAACCGCCGTCATTACGCACCCAGATGACGAACCATTTTAATTAATCGCCGGCCAAAAAGAAAAGACCCTCACAATGAGGGTCTTTTTTAATGCGTTACTTGCACCTATAACAGTTATTACAATCTGTTACCGTATTGACTGCTAACAATCCACGCAATCACCGTATAACACTGGAACAGGTGTAGTGCTTCTGCCTCCGTCAAGCTCATATACGCCATCGCTGCCAGAAGGATCAGGGAATGGTTGCTGTAGCACGTCACAGCACACGTTCTGAATACGTCCACTCAACCAGGGCATAGTTGCCACAATTCGCGGTTTAGTGAGAATTTGAACATCAAAACATCCGCGTGAATTATCGCGCACCAGAGCAAAGCGCCCATTATCGGTTATACCAATATCATCACTGCCAAAAACGCTCACCATTTCTTGCCGAACCATACCGTAAGTCATATTAAAATCTTGATATTGTCCCCAAGTAATGGTCTCACCGCTAATACGCGTAGTGATGAAATAAATATCACTACAGATACCGTTAGCTTGCCCGGCTGTTTCAGGAATTTGGCTATCAAGCACAACTGGATACATGCGGCCACCAATTGGCAACGCCTGCCGGCTAAGATACTCCTCATAGCGGTTTTGTGCCTGATCACTGCTAGACATATTACGGTTGTTAGTCTCACCAACCGAACACAGATCAAGACCAGCGCAACTATACACACGCGCCACACAATCCCACAAATCATCTTGCATCACGATGTACATTTCTGCGCTGTTCCAATCCAGGCCAGCCCGGTTAGCCCGCATTTTCAACTGGTCTACTACGCGCTTAAACCAGCGCCGAACAGCCAGAGCGCCGTCAGTTGTGAAGTTCTGGAAATTCATATCCATAAGGAATGAATCCATTGCGTTACAGGCCAGTTGCGTATAGGCGTCCACCTTACCAGTGTTCACAATGTTCTGGAAACCGATATACTCTTGATACGCACCAGCATTGTTACACGGATCGCCGGCCCATAAAAGCTCAGAGTTTTTCAGTGCGAGATGGTAGCCAGCCGCCGCTGTTTGAACCTGAAAAATATTTTCTACGGTCTCGCCTTGACGAACTAGTACATTACCACTTGCATCGGTAATGTTGCCAAACATAACTTTTTTGGGAATTGACCCATTACCATGTAATCCAATGCGGTCAAACTGCAATTCCTGCGTCTGCCTACAAAACCTGCCGAAGCAATAAAACTGAGCGCAGGCTTGCAAGTCAACTGTCGGACAATCCCCGCAAACAGTGCTTTGCTCCGCACCTGTATCGGGGATGCCCGTCCAGGCATCAAAAAATTCGCGCTCCGTGTTGGTCCCAACCCAGTCCAAAACCGCCTCAAACCCAATTGGCCCAACCAATGCATTAACTAATGTGGGATTGCCGTCACAGCGCCCAAACAAACCGCCATTAACGTAAAGATACGCATCACTGGAGGGATTGCCACTCGCCTTATAATTCTGAAGATGGCCTAAACCATTAGGCACAAAACCTTTGTACTCAACGTGTTTTTCACCCGAAAGGTATGGCCCTAACGCCTCAGCCAATGCACCCGCATTCATGGTGCTAAATTGTTTCAAAAAATCTTGTGTTAATTCCATTGTACCAAACTCCTACAGTCACTTATTTACCAAAGCCCATCTGCTCCCAAGGATCATTACTTTTTATCTTGGTTTCAGCAGGTTTTTTGTCTTTCAAATCGTCATCCTCTGTGACCATAGTTTCGTTCGCTTCACTCGCTCTCTTCCATTCAAAAACATAACGCGGCGATTCAGTCTTATCTTTAATGCCTTGCTCTTTCTCTAGCTTATTAAGTCGTTCATCCAACTCTTTAATGCCACTGGCCATAGTAGCAATAGCCTCTGCTATCGGATCAAGATTAGCGCCAAATTGCTTGCCAACTTCAGCCGCTAATTCTTCCATATTAATTTTTTGCGGTTCTGACTGCGGCTCAGTTTCGGATTTTTCACTTTCGCCTTTATGAGCTACATTAGCCGCTTCCAATTCAGCCGTTTTGGTCTCACCTTGCTGGATAATTGATTTCACAAAATCTTCATCCTTAAACACTTCAACGGCTGCTTCAATCTGCTCTTTACTATAATCAGTAATAGCCATATTTTTAGACCTCATTAATTGACTTGTTTCAGTCCAGATGTTAGCCGCTGCCATTTTTGGCAACGTGCTAGTTCTAGTTATCCAAATATTTTCATAAACTCCAGTTGCCCTCTCCTCTGGAAGGTACTTAAATTCAGGAGAACATCCCCATCCTTCAGGCGCAAATTCAGGATGCCCATCTGAATATTGTTTGAAAAATTCTTTAGCCGCTTGTCCTCTTGTGTCATCAATATAAGGGCCAGCTTCAACTAAAAATCTACCTATCACCATTTGCCATTCTTTCTTGGCAAAATCAGTCCCTTGCATATGCCAAAAATTAAAAAAGCCTCGATCTTCTCTCTTGTTAGCTTGTTCAACATATTGCTTGAGTGAACTGGTTGAAAATATCTCTTTTTCTCGATCTTCGAAAGCATTAGTAGACCATGTGAAATGCCACAGATCACCATTAACTTTTTTCTGCGTTACACCATAATTGCTATTCAAAATATCTAATCCAGCCTCTTTCTCTTCAATTTCGGCTACCGTGATGATATTTAAGATGTTTTTAGCCGCTAATTTGAGGCGTGTCATGAAATTGTCTTTTTTTGCTTCCTCAGCAAACATCTCAACTGTTTCATATGAAACATCATTGCCGCTAAAGTCAGCTTCAATTAGCTCTTTCTTTCTCGGCTTGCGCTTTTTCGGCTTGTCCATTCCAGCCTCAGCTTCACTTTCTTCAGCCTCAACATTAATCCTTAAAGCTGCAAGTTGGGCCTCCGCATCTTCCTCATTTTCGTGACAACCCATCACCTCTTTATCTTCATCTTTAATCACACAAAATTCGCCTTCTCTGCGAACTATACTGTATGGCATATTTTCACCCTCTTGTTTTATTTCTGCCTCTGTTATCTCTTTTTTTGCCGCCTCTGGGCTTTTTTTTGACACGCGCATGCGTGGATTGCGAACTAAGACGAGAGAATAAAGAGGTATAATTTCGTTAACTTCCTTTGCCTCTTTAACATCAATCTCATAAGTGGCTGATAAAATACTGTCAAGCTCCCTACATTCATCTGACAAATTAATAACAAATTCTGACTTGTCAGTGACAGAAACAGCATCTTTTAATAAGATAATCTGCTTAGGCAATTCCTTAGCCTTACTAACTATCTGCCATTGCTCTGTTGTTAATTTAGGCTCATCAACAACTTGCCCATCCTCAAAGAGTTTTACGCCTTCGAACGGTTTCCAATCTTTGATGCGATAAACATAAAACAATTCACTGTCTGGCCACCATTGCCGACGCTCTCTGGCTGTTACTCTATGCTGTTTCTGCCATTCATTGTCATCAAAATCTTTAATTTTGATTTGCGCAGGTTGACTAAAATTAGCCACACCAAAAGCCTCGCCGTTGCAAACAATCAGATAAGATTTGTCCGCGTCCAATGGCTCAATTCTGGCAATAGCCGTCTCTTTGCCCTGTGCTACCAAAAAACCATGAGGCGCTTCAAGCTCTAACACTTCATCGAATTTTATATCCATAATTACCAAGCCTCTCGCCATTGTATACCGCCAAAAAACAAATTGTTAGCCGTGATTGGGGCAGCAGATAAAACTAATTGATCAACAGTACCATCTATCAAGCTGCCAAGTCTTAATGCGCTTTCTAATGGGATACTGGCATTGGCGTCAGTACGCGCCTGATAACCACCAGCCACTATTGTGCCAGCAGGATCAATCACGTTGTTAGCTGGTGTAGCCGTGCTTGCTATCCCAAATTGAATAGCGCTATTAGTCACATCTGAATAAGTCAACGCCGCAGCAATTGTCGGGTTAAAATGCAATCGCCACACAAAAGGATTATTAGCACCTGAATTTTCAATTAAAGACACAAAAAGCTCTTTTACATCAGCCGACAAATAAGCAGACTTCAACCTGATACCACAAATAGCATATGTCACACCTGCCGTCGGAGTACTAATATCTTCTGCTGTTGTGTCTCCTATATCAGCAAAGCGAGTGATGCCATTAGGCTGTACGCCTCCCTCACTAACAACCGTACTGCAAATATGCTCTATGCTATCACTTGCCCCAGTGCCATCATTGTCTATCTCAACCCTGACTGGCAAATTAGGGTTAGACATATAAACCGATCCGATAACATTGGCGTTTAGGACATGATGACAATAAACCGGTAAGCCATCTATGTAAAATCCAAATCGCACCCGTCCAACGCCCAACCATTCAAAGTCACAAAAAAATATTTGAACTTTAGAGAAATCAAGATTAACGCCACTTGGCCCATTACCGTCCATAGTGTCAAGATTCCAATCTGATTGGGCAACCTTGGTATTAACTGGACTGCCAGATACATTAGACCTAACAACTACATTTATATTGCTACCGCTACTCTCGAAAAATAAGCCGTCATTTTCATCAAAATAACCAAAGCGCTTCGTGTTGCCAGAAGTAACAGCGCCAATAATACCAGTAATAATTACCAGTTGAGACTTGCCAGGCTGATAGTTAAATCGTTGTTTGGTTTGTCTAACCCTTGTGCCTGCGGTAGTGGTAGACACGCTAAGTATAGTGCTGGCTCTGTTAACGTTGAACGTTGTGCTTGTGCCTGACCCACTCGTTTCTTGATTATCATAGAAGAGCGGATAATTTTCAGCATTATTAGCTATGTCGCCATCATCCCATATTTGCTTAGAATCGAACAGTGTAAATGGCTCAGATGTTCTTTGTCTTGCAAACGCATCTATACCACCACCATCGGCAAACTTGATAGCAACGCCACCCGAACCGCTCCCTGCTAATCCTGTATGCTGCCAAGTAGACATATCACCTCACAAACTGGTATTGAACAGTTGCGCCGGCTATTTCCTCAAATACGCTAATACCACGATTGGGAACTGGAACTAAAGATATTGCGCCGGCTGCCAACTGAAACCCCTCAGTCGCACTTGCTTCATTTCCATCAATTTTATATCGCACGTTTTGATTGAACGCCTGTATTTGTATGTGTGTAGCCTGCAAGTTGCCCGGTCCCGGCGCGGGTTTTTCGATAAAATCACCATTTGGACTAATATCAAGCACAGTATGATTGCCTACCGTATATAGTTCAGCCGGATATGTTGCCCGTGCATCCTCTCGTTCTGGCGATGTTTGAGCCACCATTAAACCGTTGCCTCCTCAAACCATTGCATAACCAATCCTACATCCTGCGCGCTACCCGCTCTGTTAGTGATGCGGACAAGATAATCCGTATTGAGTGCCAAAATCCAAGGGGTCTCAGAAAATGCAGGTGTCAAGGATGTAATTCCCCAGACTTGCAAAACGCTTTGAAGCTGGTTGCCAACCGCTGAAACAGTTGGCGTATGATATACCACTGATGACGGCGCAAGAGACCTTATTCTATTAAGGCCAACAACACTAAGCGATGTGCCAACATTAGAGATAGTAGGCGCCTCGTAAAACAAAACCTCAATTGGATTGGCAGCAACAGGCCCAAAAGAAAAATGCACATGAGCGCCGTTTGGTCTAAACAAAAAATCAAGATTAGCATTATCTGCCAGCGGACTACCATCTGGCGTCTTATAGCTAATTTCAAACATTCGGCCATCATGCGAATGAGCATGACCAAGCGAAATAACTATGCTTGCTCCACTTTCTTTGTCCGTTCTGCCTATCATTTTTTAGCCTCTTTACCAAAATCAGCCAAACCTTGACCAACAATGTAAGCAATGATAAGACCGACGATTTTGGTTAGTTCCGTCTCGTCAATTTCAGGAATAAAACTGGTAATAATAACCACAATTACGCCGGCCAAAGCCATCTGAAATTTTTTGCTTTTTATTAAGTCCATTGTGCCAACCTCTTTTTATCATTTATTAATCTCAATGTCATAGGTTGCATGGTGTTTATGCACATCGCTTCAACTTCAGTGCATTTCACAATGTCGCCTGGTACAGCTATTTTTTTGTCTGAAATACGTACCGGTCTATAAACTGTGTACAAACTCTCTTTTTTAGCCATTAGTTTAACCGTGGCGCTCTGCCCCTTGAAATTGGCTTGTCAGTTTTTATCAACATGCACTGACACCTAAATCCCCTACACTCTAATTTCGGATTAGGTGCATTGCGAGGCACTACATTATTTTGCCAAAACGACGCACGTCTTACTTGACCATTAAGAGCGAGACAAGTTCTGCAATGCTCGGTTCTCCCTATGCGCCATTCGAGCTTAAGATTTCCACAAGCTAATGTAGTTGCTTGTTGCTTTGCGCTATCATATTGATTAATCCACATCTCAGCCCGTTGCAACAGAGGAGTGAGTTTCCCCCCATTCTCTTTGCTTTGAGCGGCTATATGATCAATAAAATTAGGAGCTAAATCATTTTGATTAAAGATAAACTCGTCACGTTTCGTTAACTCTTCTGTTGTTAATTCATCAGACTGTATACCACACTCCGCTGCACCCTCAACCCATGCTCTTTCAATCGCTCTTTCAATCGCACTTCTAAAAGTTAATAACGCTTGACGCTTAGTTAACGCACCAGACCATAACCCGCGTATAGCGGAGCGAAGATTGCGCCTAAACGCTACTATGCCACCTGTGCCGGATATGGTGTTTATTGCTGGCGCTTTAACCTCATTCAAACTCAACATACGCCTGTTCTGTTTCTCCGCTAAATAGCCCAATTCTACCGCCTGAGCCACCACCGCTTATTAGCGCTACCTTGCCCACAAATGAGCCGTCCTTATCAAATACTCTAAGCTCACTGTCACCATCTGGTGGTGGCGCACCAGCTTTCCGCATAATCCTAAAAATCGGATTAAGAACAATATGATCATCCCACCATCCGATTTTATGCAAGCAATCTGAGCCTACAACCCTATCTTGCGGAGGTTGAAAATTTTCAGGATGGGCAGATGCCCAAACAGAATATGGCCCCCCGCTATGACTGCTTGGTTCAGCCGCATTTATCCAGCTTTCCCCACCAAATCCCCAACCAATTGAACCGTTGCCCTCAGTAAATCCCACAACAGCACGGTCAAAGTATTTTGGATCTGCGTTAAACTCAATTAATGGCGCACTGGGCCAGTGATTAAACATAAGGATACCGGGATGAGCAGTTATGAGATTATTGTCAATATCCCTGACCTGCGGCTGCAATGTCGCCGGCCCCGCCTTAACTTCTATCGCATCTATAGCCCAAAACAACTCACCTGAGTTAGCGCGGTTGTGACCTTGATCAAATAAGATTTCAAATTTCCAGTGATGTTGAAGACGGTCATAGTCACCTTCCATAAAGCGAGGGATTGTGCCGAGCGAACTATGGTTATCTGGCCTTACATCTAAAATTTTAGTCGGATATGGATTTTGCATCTATCAACTCTCCTAGTGCAAATTCGGCTACTGTTTCTGCCGTTATCGCACCTTTTCGGTAATTTTCAGCCGCCAAACTCACAGCGTCGTCTATTATTGGTTTAATTCGTTTGCGTCGCCCCAATCGCTTAATATCACCCTTCTGATTAATCTCAACTAAGCCACCAAACATCTTGGCTATCTCATTATCTGTAGCATTTTCCTCGTCTGTCGCATCCAACTCTAAGAAGTCATCTTTGAAATAGCTCACGTTATCAGCCAACATTTGACGTATCTCAAAAGCGTTAACCGGCCCAAATTCATCACCGGTCCACATAGACATAATAGTGTTTGTGCGCTTTTCATCTATTTCAGCAGATAATAAATCTTCCTCGTCATCGGTAAAATCAAAAGAGAATGTGGCACTGTCTGGTAAGACTTTCCAGTTAAGCACGCGTTCAATCATGCCGATGACTTCACCTACACCTTTGCCGCGCGCTTTTTGGTGCATCACCAGGCTTTCTGTGGCAGTCCCTAACTGACCATTAGACATAGGCCAAAACTCTCGCACATCAACGCCAAAAGATAAGGCGAGGATGGTGGCGTAAGTGTTAGTACTCTCAAGCTCATTAAAGGCTTCTGGAAGATTAGCAAATGAGATTAAATCAGCCGTAGCAGGTTGCGCCGGGTCAAGACCAAACATTGTCATAATGTTACGCCAATGATCTTGGCCTAGCCGTCTAGTCTCTCTTGCATAATGTGCTTTCGCGTCATTCCATTTTTCAGGTAGCACATTGTTAAAAAGCAATAATCCGGCTTCCGGCAAGTCATCTAACTTTTCATTCTTATATTTGTTGATTTTGAGGAGGATTTCAGATGAGCCAATCACCCGACTAACGCCACAGAAACCAGTATTATTCATATTCTCCGCCGGCGATGGCATATCAACAAAATGAGCAACGCGGGTTGTGTGCAACTTATGTGACCTATCATCTTTTGGGTTATTAAAAATAACTGGATATTCCACATCGCCGGTAAGTTGGCAATGTTGTGCATCAAGATGGGCCAGTCCAATAACAGGCCCAACGATAGGTCCATTAGGATTACCAGCGCCTATAATTTCGCTAAATGCGCCCTTATCCTGTGTATAATAGTCAAATAGTATCTTGCCAAGCCAAAAGCTCCACCCTTGCCAAAATTCAGCAGTTGTGAGGACCTTTTGATACCTATTAACCACTCTTAAAGGTCCTTCAATAACCCAGTTCATGCTCTTGAACTTTTTAATCATTGAAGAAACAGCGCCAATTAAAATGTCATTGTTCGGACGATATACAAACGCTCTTAATGCGTGATCTCTTTTTTCGCTCCACCAGGGAGGCACTAAACTATCATTATGGTAGCCAAAAGAGAATGAACTGGGCCAAAAATTTGCAATACTGTTCTGGTCATCAGCCGGCAATGCGCGTCTTTGAATGGACAAATCCGTTAGGCTGCCATTAACCTGCTTTGCCGTTGCATATTCTATTTTTCCGTTGCGGATAATTGCGATGTTCTCAGACATTAAAAAAGTCCATTGTCATTTAGCCGCCGAATAAGAAATAGGGCGAAATGAACAATGGACTTTCGAGCATTGTCTCATTTGTTAGTATACACGATTGGACTATACTGTGTCAATTTATACGATGATTTGATTTAATCTTAAAGTTATGAAATTGGGGTTGACAACCTTGTTAGAATATGGTAAGATTGTATTCAAGATTGATTGACTAGCAGATGAAAGGAAAAGGAAATGAACACCAAACTAGCAATAGCTATAAACGAAGCTCGGAAAGCTCTGGAAAATCTACAAGCAGAAATTAAAAATGAAGTAAAGTCAGGCATGCAAACACCATCAACAAATGATATTCTAGCGCGTGCAAGTTGTAATCACATACATTCAGCGCAGGTTGCTGTAGACACAATAAGCAACCGACTTGTAAAAGAGCTTAACACCAGAATTGACCAAATCAGCAATTAATTAATACTATCAAAAAAATAATGAAAGGATAAAAATGTTTAGAGTAATGTACTGGAATGATCAATTTGAAAAAGGCAATTTCCCCAAATCCGATGAGGAATACAATAATATCCAAACTCACAGCACTTACAACAACTTAAAAGAAGCGAAAAAGGTTTGTCGTAGTCTAGGACACACAGGAGAAGACAATCCAATGTTGACCGGCTACCCCCCTGTTGCTTTTGTAGCTAATTCTAGCGGAGAATTAATTTACAATCCTCGCTTCAAAAAAACATAAGTTACGAAAAACCAAAAGAGCGCCTTAATCGGCGCTCTTTTCATTTATGCGGCTTAATATGAACTTCGTGAAATTCCCGATATGCGCCAATACAACGCACAATCAACTCTGATACTGGCACAATCCAAGGATGCTTTTTAATCAACCCATAAAATGGTGATTTTTCAAGGTTGTAAGGTTTTTTAGTCTCAGTCACTTGATCACCTCTTTGTGCCAGTCGTATTCAATCTTCAGATCATCATAGGGTATTCGCCCCTCATCGTCAGGATCGTAAATGTGTGATGTGATATATGTTAATATGGCCGGCCCTTGCAACACTTTGCATCCATGAGCCACGCCAGGTGGGATTTTAATAACAATTGGCTCATAACCATCCCCCATCATACACTCATCTATTTGCTTGTATGTTGCAGAATTCCCGCGCATATCACAAAAAACAGCACGTATAACGCCAATAGGAACAAGCCAATAGTCAGTCTGGATATGATGAATATGCCAGGCTTTAATCACACCTTGCCACATAAGCGACTGTGACCATTGACCAAAGCCGCCAAAAAAATCATCTGTCACACGAATATTTTCTTGAAAATACCCGCGTGTATCTGTGAACCTGGTCAACTTCTTTATTTCTAATCCATTAATCATATACTCTCGCCTCTTTTTATATTATAACAAATGTGTTTTTAAGATCAAAAAAACTCAACCTTAAAAAAGGGTTGGCAACCTTGTTATAATCTGGTAAGATTGTATTCAAGATTAGCAATTGCTAACGATAAACAGAAAGGAAAAGAAAAAATGCTAAACCGAATATTAAATCTAATTCAAACAAACCAAGAAGTTAAAACTACTTTCGAGAAAGCGGTTTACTGGGAAGCCGAAGCCTTAAAGATAGACTATGTTAACAAAGAGGGGTGCACCCAACAAGACATAGACGATTTTGATACAGTTTGGGCCAATTTTCGACATTACTTTGACCAACTCGGCATCAACGGAGCCGAATACGAAGAAATCAAAATCAAGTTAAATTAACCCCCAGTCCTGAGCAAGACATTAAAAGGCTCAAAAGGAAAATCATGTTTAACACAGCAGAACTTAAATTCAAAGAAAAAGGCCAACTCACCAAATGGGAAGATCTCCCTGTAGTCTTAGAAGTTGAAAACAATGATATTGACAAATCCATTGCCTGGATTAAGCGAATGTTTCAGTGCGTAGAAATCCGCTGGAATTATGAAGGCAGTCCAATGGGACATTATGTAGATGGCAACGTATCAAGATATGAAAGGAGTGAAAAGTGAGCAACAACGGCAAACCAGGACCAAAGACCAAGGCCAGTAAGGGAGAAAAAAAGCACAAAAAATTAAGCATCACCCTTCCGCCTAAATTGTGGGAATTAGTTGAGATAGAACGCAAGCCGGGCGAAGGTAATAGTAAATTAATTCAAAGATTGCTGAAACAAGCGATTGCATATTCCGAGAAAATAGGATAGCAATAAAATATCTAACCCAAATTAAAATATAAACACCTAGATGTCGCCATGCTTAACGCAACAGCGGCATCTATTTTTTGTGCTGTACTCTTCTTTACCAACCTTATCCCATCCTCGCCATACTTTTTCACGTTTGCGTTGTCTACATGTTGTCTCAGTAGTGGATTGCCATCATGGGCAATGCGCCGGCTCATTATCAAAGCCTGCAATTGTTTATCTGCCAGCAGTCTGTCTTTTTGTTGACTAAAAGCCTGGAAATTAGCCATCTGACGGCTTTCTGTGCTAGTAGCCATATCGTGCAACTGGTGCGGATCATAAGCCACCTCTATGATGGAAAATTCCTTGCATAACCGCTTGATTTCTTCTTTAATTGGCTCAAAGTCCAATAGCTGACCGGGAACGGCCTCCCATATCCCACAGTAACGCACCATAACATCAGTCAACCTATCAGGATGTCTTGTCACCATAACCGCTGCAAAGCAATCAGCCATGTAGCCTGGATTTTCTGAACCTGTAGCAGCATCTAAAGCGAGTATAGCCGGCTCATCTCTCCTAATCGCCTGTGTCCCTTCCGCACAATTATCCCACCAAATAATGTTGACAAACTTTTCTATGTCTGTGTCATCTTCCCAGAGCGCCTTAAGCAAAATCCTTTGCTCCGCCTCGCTCAAAGTCTGCGCTCTCTGCCTCACAAATGCTTGATCTATAGCCGGATTTTCAGCGGTTAAAACAGTATATACCGCTGCGTCCTGCTTAAAGTCCCTGTACTTAATTTTAATCTCATCAGGCACAAGATTTAGGCTATCTTCATCGCCTTTCGCGCCGGCAAAGTACTCAAAAAGCCAATGTTTACGAGGCGTAGTAGTCAAATAAAGTTGTGGCGTCTCATTGTTAGGCCCAAGTATCCTAATACGTCCATCAAACGTTTTAAGCGCGTCCGATGTCTTATGCCCCCTCGCTTCATCAAAGTGGACAAAGTTAACATTTGGCCCCTCCCAACTTCCTATCTTATCCTCTTTAGCACCTCCACAGACCAGTTCAGAAAAGCCGCCAACTTCATTCTTAAATACCAGTGTAAAGGCTTGGCTTGGTTCCCATCCTTCACTTTGCCTATATCTATGTCTCTCAATAACACAATTCCAAGGACACCATTCCTTAAACGTAGGCCAGATAGATTTCTTAAAGTGTTCCAGGTCTGTACTGACCATAATACCATTACAACCGCGCCTGAGCCGATTAAGATTTTTCATCACGCCAGCCGCACTTTTCCCCCCTCCTTCGCCGCCTTTAAGCAGCATATAGCGCGGTCTATCGTTGTTGATAAACTCTGCTACCGCCTCATTTTGCGGAATATACTCTCTGCCAGTTTTAGATGATTTGTACCGCTTCGGCCAAATATAATCAGGGAGTATGCCGCGCCGTCTTAATTCTAATTGCGCTCTGGCTTGTATCTGTGTCTTATTCATGTAATAAATTATAGCAGAAAACCCAACCTTAAAAAAGGGTTGACAAGGTTGTTAGAATATGGTAAGATTGTATTCAAGATTGATTGACTAGCAGATGAAAGGAAAAAGAAAATGGAAAACAAAGTAGGATGGAGAGACAAAGTAAAAATTGAAACATCGGAGATGACAGGTGAAGGAATTGTCACAAAATTTCATAATGACAAACATAACGGCGTTGAGATTGAAATCATTTTCTTGTCCAGAAAGTCCGATAACAAACAGGCAAAACCAGGCAGAAAAATAAATTTCTATCAAAGTGATTTAACGGTTATACAAAAATACTCACCAAAACCTCAAAAGATAGAGGACGATGATTTAATGAAAGAACTTTTTGAAAGTGAAACAAAAAGAGAAGAAGCTATACCAGTTATCACGCCTGAATTCTGTGGAAAATGGCGATAACTTTTTCAAAAGCCAACTAATTCTAAAGACAAAAGAGCGCCTTAATAGGCGCTCTTTTCATTTCTAAGCGTATTAAATTTATTCATCCCCCAAAACTACCTATCCCTTAATCCCCAAGCACATCGGCCAAATTTTCCCCATCGGCTAGACGCTTAAGCTGATCTTCTGACAAGTCATTCCAATCTATTTCAAGATTGATATTCTGTTGCTCAATTTGTTGTTTCGTATGCCGGCCATAGTCAGCCGGATAGCGCCTTTCAAGTTTCCAGGCCGCAGCTTGCCAGTTGCCATCTTCTGCAGCATCTTCAATCATTTCAAGCCAGTGAGAAGTGGCAGCACCTTCGGCTTTTTTTATTGCGTGCAAAAACTCAAAAAATTTTCCACTCTTAGCCTGTTCGCCTTTGACTATCCAATTGCGAAAAGAACCATAACTCACACCAGCATAATTGCATGCGTGTTGATAAACCGCACCTAAGCGAATAGCCTTACAAATCTTCTCTTGTATTTCTGGTGTAAGTTTAGTTGGTCTCGCCATTATATCATCTGTCCAATTATCGCCAATCCAAGAAATATCATAACTACAAACAGCGGCCAGGAAAAACGATCCTCAAAATCTGGCTTAACTATTGTTTCCTGACGCTTCCAGTCTTGGTCATACCGCTCAATTATCGCCATACCCTTAAACTTTTTCATTATGTACAGTATAGCAGATTTTAGAGGAAAAGAAAAGAGAACGAAATCATCCAAAAAAAAGAGGCTAATCAAGCCTCTTTTCAAAAAGGATGAACAAAAAAGGAGAAATCCGATGCATAAAAATTATATCATTTGCTTTCCAGTTTAGCAATTAACTCACTGACGATGGAATCCACCTTTGCCACTTCATTCACCGTGCTGGTATTCAATGCAACTTGCTGCGTAAGCAATTCAATTCGATCAGACATGTTTTTCTGCTTGCCCTCAATCTGAGCGAGTAATACTGAGACAAACTGCTGTTGGCTCTCATAGATGCCTTTTAGAGACTGTCTTTGGATTTCAAGCATTTTTTCAAGCCAGGCACGTGTCTCTTGATTATCCTCTTTATGCTGTTTTCTTCTTTCTTGAATATCTTCTCTCTGGACTTTCTGCAAATAATAGACCACTACCAATACCACAACAAGAGGCGGATACTGTTCAAAAATATGTAGTACATCGTCTGATATTACATCAGACTGAGATAATCCAATTAACGCTAATTTATAAGCACCTAAACCAACAACTGACTTTAACCACATAAACCGCGCCGTCCTTTCCTGTTATCAGTTTAGTTTGACCCTAACTAAATGTCAATATGTCAACCTTAAAAGAGTTTGACAAAGTTGTTAAGCCATGTTAGACTAAGTAGCAAGAAAGCAGTAATGAATGAACAAATTTAGTTAAAAAGGAAACCAAATCATGTTTAACGAATCCGCAAACAAGGCATACGTCCAAGCTCAGTTTGAAATCCAGGCAGAAATCGAAAAGTTGCAAGACATGTTGGCCGAACACAACGCGGTCTCTAATGTCCACTGGGGACATGTGGGCGACATGAAACACATTTTGAGCGAATTAAAAAAGATTAACGGAGAGGAATAAATGAAAATCATATGCGCCTGGTGCGGCGAAACACTTAAACAGGGACAAGGCCAAGATACCTCACACGGCATATGTAAGAAATGTGAGAAAGAATTTTTGAAAGAGTTAGAAGAAAAGAGGAACAATGAGTAATTTGCCGCCCGGAATAACAGATCGAATGATTGAAGATCAACAAGAGTATCAGCTAACTAGAGAAGACATTGAAATCTTAAAGCGTGAATGGTATGCTGATCCTTGTTGGGACATTGAAGATACGCCAGACTTTGAAAATCATTACATCGAACTCAAGGCTTTTAGAATTGGTTGTGAGTTAGATTGGAAGCAATCCCAAGACAATATGACTAAAAGAAAAGCCAAAGAATTAAATTGCAGTCTGGAACTGGCCGGCTACATCCTGAGACTAGAGGATAAAATCCAAGAACTTTATGACTTTATGGTTGACTACTATTAATCAAGTCCCATGATACCGCAAAAAGTCCTCAAGAGCCTGTTGACGCATATCATCAAGCTCGTCTCCTCTATTTGCCCGATCTTTTATAGCTTCAAATGAGGACT